TTGTCTTAACCTTCTTATCCATAAGAATCATACGAGCATGGACTGGGAATACCTTACGCATGTACTTAACTTTAGTCTTCCAATCTAATGGGTTCTTTTTAGCATCTTGGGATTGCGTTGCATAAATTCTATGAACACCTGTGCCTTTAGCATGACTTACATCTAAAAGCTTTTCATGACCAATAGTTGGAGGATTGAATCGACCAAAGTTTAGGGTAACGGTTTCTGCCGCTGCCTCTTCAAGATAGTGTTCTTTAAAACTATGTAATGACATATTAAGCCTTATCGTATTTTACTTTTTCAGCTGATGATATAGCCTTTTCAATGTTATCCATTGCATCCATAAAGATTCTATGCTCATCATCGTATTTTCCAGAGTTGTCGCTCATACTAGGACCAACATCTTGATCCATAAATCTTATTTGATCCATGAGCTGCCTTAATTTAAAAGTTTCTTTCTTTAAATCTAAAAATTGTTTAACCATTTGTTGTGGGGTGAAAAAACCTTTCACTCTCTTTGGTCTTTTGGCTTCTTCTATTGCAGACATATTTCTTAATGCCGCTGCAACTGTTACTGCTGGTCCTTCTTGCATGTTATCTCCTATTTAACTTTCGCCATCATGTCAGAAACTTTATCGTTGTTTTTAAATGATGCCACTGTTTTATCTCCAAACACAAGTTCATTATCATCAAAGTAAATATCTTTTCTACTGAACCCTGCTTTAGCTACTGCCTTTGCAAACTTTGAATTCTTCATCATATAATCAAGCAGAGCAATTTGATCCATATCCTTTACTAGCTCTGAATGATGTACTCTCTTTGATCCTGCTCTACGCGCTGTCATACTTGATGCTTCTTTTACACTTAAATTATTATACGCAGCTTCTATATCTGACTCAAATGAAGCCACCCATTTTAACACCATCGCATAACCACCACCACCATTTTTCTGAACCCATCTTGAATTGAATGTTTTCATTGCCAAGTTTTTTGGTCCAGGTACTATTACTTTTACATTCCAAGGTGCATTCATATTAAATGCTGGATCTACATTCATTTTAATAATTGCAACTACTAGTTCTTTACCTAAATCTCCATAAGTAATAAACTCTGTAGCATTTGATTTTTTATGTACAATGTATTTTGATTCTACATCATGCATAACAAATTTTCCTTGGCGAACACCTGATCTTTTAGCATTCTTAGGATATATTCCTTCTAATGGAACTGCACCCAAATCACGCTTAGATATATACGTCTTAGTGACGTTCATCCAATCACGCATATCCACTTTAGCTTTAGCTTTACGGTTAAACGCTGCAGTCCATTCTGGATTAATAGCATTACTAGCTTCTCTAATTTCTTTTATTGTTATCATCGTGGTTCAGACTCCCATCCTTTGATTATATCTTTACTAAAGTTATTGTAACTGAATTCCATACGGTCTACAATCTTCACTGCACCGTTTGTTAGGTGATCTATAGCAACATAACCTTCAGCGCCTGTTACTCTGAACCCATCTTTAGTCTTTACAAATGTATTTATACTATCTATACTGTCTAGATGTACTAATAGCTTTTTCTTAGCTTGGACTAATTCATTCTGCATATCAAGCATACTTATAAGTCCTGCTTTATTGTCGTCAGAGAAGAATTCTAAGGCTGCCAGTTTTGCTTGTTCTTTTCTGTCTTTCCCAGCATCCGACTTAAGACGCTCCTTTTCGGTGTCGTAACGAGATGATATCCAGCTGATGAGTTCACCAACGTAGGTCGAGGAGTTGAGTACTTCCTCTTGAGCTCTAACTTTCGTATTGCGAAAGGTATTGATAAATAGATTAATATCTGGATTTGTAGCCACGTCTTTAAGCGTGCTAGCTGCGATTTTTTTGAAGAGTTTTCCTGCGTTAGAAATATGTTTCGTAATTTCATCTGTTTCCTTTTTAGATAATGTAGCAGCGTGAGACACATCAGGTAGGTTAGCAGACTTCTGCCATACACTTCTGACGTTCTTAAATGCTGCCGTGGTTACACCAAAGCTGGCGCTCATTGTTTCAAATGTTGACCCTGAGTAATAAGTATGCCATACTACACCAATCTTCGCTGCTTTAATTTCTTTCGCTGCTTCAATAGGTACTGCATATACTATAGTATTAGGATGGAAAGTTATATATTTGATCCCATCAATTGTTTCGTTCTTAAGATCTTTTTTGGTGAACATGATGTCACCTTGATAAACCCCACTCTTTATACCAAGTTTACTTAATTCTTGAAATGCTACGGTTAGCTTAGCTGCTAAATCACCAGAGGTATCAGCCCTTACATCCTTCACTGATTTATATACCTTAGGATTCTTATTAAATATTCCTTTCTTTGCAACAAAGAACTTACCATCAGCTGGGTCAATACCAGCGAATACAGCCGGAGCTCCATCCCATTTAACTGTTACTTGCTTAGAGCTATTATCATGTCCAGCTAACATGTCTCTTAAATCTCTTAGGGCAAGAATGGCTGAGCGTGCACCGTTAACTCCACCATCTATAACCATATCTTCGATATGTGTCATGTGAGTATTCTTAGCTTCTGCTATGTGTCGTTTTAGATTCATAGTAATGGGAATGCCCCCCCTCCTGCAACTTTAATATTATCAACATCAAGATTAAAAAAGTCAAGTAAACCTGCCATCATTTTTTCACCTAATTTTTTAAGACCATTAAATGCCTGTTTAATTCTAAACATAATACGATCCATTATTTTTCCCGCTTGGTTTTTTATTGCACTACTTACATTCTTAGCTTGTTTCTTTAATCTGTCAAATAATGCAAACTCATCTAATTGTTCCATCTCTTCAGTTAAAAACTCTGCGCATTCCGATCTAACTATATTAGCAAATGATTCATTTTTTGTTTTTAAGATACCGGCTCTCGTAACCAAAGTTGGTTTACCACCGCCTTTAAATGAAACATAAAACTTATTCTTTTTTGCTAAATACATTCCTGCACCTTGTATAGAGTCTAATATTAAATCATTCTCTATATAACCTTTTGGATGAAATGTTACTACGTGAGTTGCCGTTGCGTCAGCACCCGTACCAAATTTTGTTTCTCCCGTCGCTGCTTCCCAACAAAAATGACTTTTAAAATCCTCACTTAAAAATATTTTATTCATTTGAGTAGTTAAATCTTTAGCTACTTTATCAAGGCCTTTAAACTCTGTGAGTTTAGCTTCATCATCTGCACTTAATTTTTTACCCGAATCTCTCATTTTTTTAAGTGCATTAATGCTTGTTGTAGTTGTCATCTTACCCATGTCACTTTCTATATTATCCATGAGTTTAATTAAACCTCTTGGATTTTTTCCTGAATATGTAGTCATGGCAGCATTAAAAGTACTTAAAGTTTCTGCAGCTCCGCCACTCATTAATTGAGAACCACCAGATTTTTTAAGAGATATATGAATTTTATTATCCAGCATATCAGTTTTTGGTGTTCTATCTTTTGCACCTGTTTTTTTCCATTCAGCACTTGTAGGTGCGGTTGAAGCTCCTAATTGTTTTAATCCTTTTAGTTTATAACGGGTTTTAAATTCTTTGCCAAGCTTCATTGCAAATGGACCATAGTCATCCCAGAATTTTTCAATACTATCCCATTCACTACTACCTAATTTCCATCCTGTTCCTTGTACTGCTCTGTTCACACCCACAGATATAAGTGCTTCCCATTCAGCGCCGGTAGGTTCTCCACTTGATCCTTGACCACCAAATTCAGCAGTTTTTTCTAAACTTGCCCAGCTCAGTGTTTTACCATCTACATCTTTTGGTTTATCTGGTATATCAGTTTTTGGATCACTGTTTACTGTGATTCCAGCTATCATATCTTTATGTAGCACAACCGTATCATCACTGCCTATTAATTTAAATTCACCACCGCTTTTAACTTTTTTAATAAAGGCATCCAATCTTACTGGATTTTTTGCTAATACAGTTCTATTTAAACTATTAACTTCAGTAATGTACTCTTCGTCTTTTAATCGATATGGCTCTGTCATTGTTCGTTCGTATCTTGTCTTACGATCAAGTACCCTGGTAAATTCTTTATGGTCTAAACCAAAATGATCAGCAGCGATGTCTTGTATCTTTTGTTTAGACAAACCTCGTTTAATTACATCAGGGTCTTTCCTTAATGCTTTCATCATAAGCAATGCTGCTTTATACTTGTCCTGGTGTTGATGTCTATATATCATTCGCTTCACCTTCTTCGGGAGCAAATCAATTATACGCATACCAGTATCTTCTTGTACTTTTTCGTTAAAGCTTAACATTAATTATCTACCTTTGCTCCAGCTCTCCATTGATAACATGACCAATAACCAGCTGTTGTTTTATCTTTTTTATCTGCACAATTATGACGCGCTCTAAAAGCTTTACGCCTAGCAGGGTCATCTCTTTTAATTTCCATATTAGGATCACCAAAGCTTACCTTTACCACATTACCTTTAGCGTTTTTTACATACACATGAAACTTGGATGCAGAGCCCGCTGGTGACCGTGTGGGGTTGTTTAATGTTTTGCCTTCGTACTTCTCAACAACTAAGTCTTTGTACATGTCTTCACACATATAATCGATTGCTTCTACTTCTTTATATGTTTTCATTAATTATTTTCCATCCATTTTTTAGCTGCCTTGTTCTTTGGCATAGTCTTAGACCACTTGACAATAAAGTTTAATACTTTACGTATTAACATTGGGGTTTTTTCCTGTACAGAGTTATCTATCTCAAAAAACAATTTGCCGAATGATTTTTTAAAAGGAGCTAGGCCTGACTGTACTTCTTTCCACTTACTAGTAACTAATTCAGGACCAATAGTTCTATCACCATCAAGTCCTCGTTGTTTATCTGCTGCGATTGAACCTTCTAAAGATAGATTAACATATACCATAAGGCATTCATATCCGAGTGCCTCGAGCGTTTTCTTTTGTCCTAGAAGTTTTGAAGTATTAGCGCCGGTTCCATCAATAACAAGTCCTAATCTACCAATCATTGCGCCACTTTGTTTTCCTTTGGTATGTCTTTTTGCCACTGTTCGTATAACACCACGTTCGAATTCTGTTTTAGGGTCAAGGACCACTGCACCGTTCTTGTCAGTTAATCCTGCAGATTTCATATAGCGGGAAAATTCTATATCTGAATTGATATCTTTATATCCTAGTTGCCCAGGAAGGGCCATAGCTTTTGCAACAAATGTTTTACCGGCGCCGGGAGCACCAGCCATAAATACTGCGTGGAAGATTGAAGGGTCATTTCTTCCCTCGAGTATATGTTGTCTTAAAGATTTCATTTATTCCCTTATAAATTGAATATATATAAAGGTATTTATAGTATTATAAATTCTTAATAATTTTATTTAAATTCTTTATTGTACTATACTTTTTGAGCTTAACTAGCTTAGGTTCCATATGACTAGCTATGCGTTCTATATTAACATATCCATAGTAATCAAGGATACATACCATAGCCATAATGTCACCAAGCTCCTGTTCTAAATGAGCTTTGTTCTCTTCATTTTCTACGCCAAATCTAATTAACTTAGAGTTTGCCTGGACGACTTCAGCACATTCTTCTGAGAGAATGGTTAGTGTTTCTTTTACGTTCATTACTTATCTTTTGGACCCAATACAAAGTCCTGTTTTTCCATAGTATCGGCTAGTATACTTTGTAGTATATTACCCGCCGCTTCATTAAATTGTGGATGACCATGAGGTGTTTCCATTGGATAGTCTACAATTTCATAATCAAAATTTATAGATTTAGTTGTATCATTTAATTTCACATCCATGTATCTGTATATGACATCGTGATATTCACCGCCTTCTAATCGTACATACCAATGTTCAGTATCTAAATCATTCCTATCTACAAATGACCATTTTTCAAATGGGACTTCCCTCGAACTCATTTTACAAGCCTCAGGATTTTTTCACTGTATACATGAAGTACACCACGGTCGTCTTCAACCACTAAACGTACTGCACCACTAAGCTTTTCAAACACTGATACAACGTGACCTTCAAATGTATAGTCACCGCCTACTTTTTCTACTAGCTCACCTACTTTAAACATAATTACTTTTCCTTAATAAAGTTAACTTCATACACATTTCCATCAATAGAAAAACTGACGGTTGAATGTGAATATTCTTCACGCGTGGTTCTGTTCTGTCTAACTTCAGTTTGGCAGACCACAGATGTAGTATTCACCGTACCTTTGTTCTCTTCGGTCTTTGCACCGATTACACCACCAACAACAGCTCCAGCTGTTCTATCAATATTAAGAACATCGCCTAAGATACTTCCGAAGATTGCTCCCCATACTGCTCCTTCAACAACATTGCCTTTCATCTTCGTCTCTTCACCACATACTTCAACATAGTATGGCTCAAGATAAACAACATCATGAAAATAGTCCTTTACGGAACCTCTTACACTTGAATCAGCAATAGCCATTGTTGACCACATTACTGCTGCGCCAGTTGCTAACGCTAATACTTTAGTTTTCATTTTGTCCTTTTATTTTATATGGAACTTTGTTTTCATCAGGCGGATTTCTCCATTCATGCTTATACTTTTTTATTGTAGCCTGTGCCTTAGGATTTTTTCTAGTGCCGCGAGTTGGTTCTTTAGGAGCTTTGACTCCATCTAATCCAGAGTAAATACCTACTCCTGCATTTCTTTCCCAGCACTCAATGATATCATCTCTAATATAACTAAGTGGAGTTCCTGTTGGATACTCGTGTGTCCAGTTCACTGCCATCTTCGCAGCATTGGCTCTTATCGTTTGGATCCTACGATTATCGTAATACTCCTTGCGCCTAAATTCTATTCTATCCATAAAGGCTTTTGTATAGCCTTCATTAAAAAGTGCTTTAAACATGCTGGCACCTCTTACTATTAGGATGCCTCTTGCATCGGTGTGTACCGTGACTCATATCTTTCTTAACTTTCGGCATTCCTTTTGCTCGTTTTTTTATAAACGGTACTGTTGTCTTACCCATTAAATTCCTCCACTTCTATTAAATACATTACTCCGGCTTCTTTAAACAAAGCCTTAGCATTTTTGATTGATTCTTCCCACGCTACATTGTGTTTCAAGTAAGGCCTAGTAACTACAACCTTTTTGATACCAACTTGAATAATACCTTTAGCGCATTCATTACAAGTAGGTAAACCATATACATACATTGTAGAATTTTTTAAAGATACCCCGTTAAGAGTTGCGTTATATATCGCATTCATCTCACCGTGCACAACTAATTCATATTTTCTTTCACGATTATTTAGCCTCTCTTCAGAATCATTAATTCCCCTCGGGAAACCATTAAATCCTTGAGATAGTATTTGACCATCCTCGCCTACAACCACCGCACCAATTTGAGTGCTAGGGTCTTTACTCCATGTAGATATTTCTTTAGCTAGCCTACAGTATTTATTGTGCCAATTTTTGCTTTGCATTAAGGTACTCATACATTAAACTCCTCATATCTACTAGCGACCTTAGGCGGCTCATCCCTCACATTGAGAGTCTGCGCAGTATCTTCAACATCATATAGTCTCATCTTAGCCCTATCAATTCCTAACACAAACTTTTTATTTGACCCTGTTGGGTCGTTATACCTATTCTTTAACTGCTTAATCATTATCTGATTCAAGTTGTCCAGTTCTTCCGTAGATATAAGAGCAAACATTAAGTCAGCAGTTGCAGGTAAACCGAATGATTCACTTGTATCAGCTAAGCCTACATCTGAATTATCAAAACCACCTCTTGTGGTTTGTGTTGCAGTTAAAACTGGTAGATTAAACTCTACGGCTAAACCACGTAGCTCTTCTGCGATTGCTTTAACATATGTATATGAGTTAATTGCACCACCCATAGCTTTCATACGTGCACTCGAACAAATATTCAAGTAGTCTATACAAATCAAATCAGGTTTAAAGTCTCTCTTAACCTGAAGTTCTTTTAATAAAGCTCTGAAGTTATTTGAACTTGCGGCGCCTGTAGGATATTCCTTAACAATAAGCTTACCCACACCTTTGTCAGTGAGCTTATGCATCTTCTTATCAAACATATCTTTCGATAGATTCTCTAACTGGTCAATAGGCACATTCATAAGGTTGGCATCTATACGTTCTGCTATCCTTTCTTCTGCCATTTCCATAGTTATATATAACACATTTTTCATTTGTGTTAATGCACCTGCTGCAACATGACACATGAATAAAGATTTACCCACTCCTGTTCCTGCTAAAGCAACATTCAAACTCTTATTAACTAAACCACCCTTGGTAATCTTGTTAAACATTTCTAAGTCAAATGGTAGGTGCTCTTCATCTCTATGATAGAATTCATAACGAGCATCAGAATCATCTACATAATCGTGTCCTACCCTGATATCAAAGTTAACACCAAGAGCTTCGCTTAATACTTCGGGCAAGGAGTTCTTACTTAAAGTCTCATGCTTGCCTTCAATAATATTAATAGAATCCATGATAGCCAAATAGATTGCTCTGTCTTGACACCACTTCTCTGTGTGTTCAATAAGCCATGGTAACGTTTCTTCTTTAGTCTGTACACTGATTTCAGGTATAAGAGCTAATGAATCTGATGTGACCTTAGGATTATTTCGTAATTCAATACTGAGTGCATCCGCACTAGGTAACTTATTATATTTATTAACGAAGTCCACGAGCTCAGAAAATACTGCTCGATAAGGATCTTCAAAGTATATAAGCTTTAAATGAGGAATTACAGTTCGAGTGTAATCCTCATTCAACATTAAGTTTCTTAAAATTAATGTTTCAATCTGCATCAATAGTTTCCTCAGTAGGACTTTTAATCATCTCTGCATGACCGACTTCATATTTCTTCTTAAGATATTCTTTGAAGTCTGTATTCTTAAAGATAGGTAACCAGAATGATTCAAG